TCGACCTCAAGGAGCGCCAATTTGAGCTGGGCTTGATCACTCAAGAGGAGTACAACCGCCTGCAGATCGAGCGAGAGCGTGCCCGCCTTAAGGATGCGTACCCCGATCTGGATGCGTTCCAGCGCGAGGAGATGGTTGAGCTCAAACGTCAAGAGCTTGATCCGACCACGCTTGAGGGCATCAAAACTCAGATCGTCACTCTCGACCGTGAAATCACCAAACTGCTGAATCCGATCAATCAGATCGTCAACGCCGCCAGTGCGATTGGTGATGCCTTCACGCAGTCATTTATGAGCGTGATTGACGGCAGTGCCACGACGCAAGAGGCACTTGCCGGCTTCTTCCGCAATGTCGGGAAGTACTTCCTTGACATGGCCAGCCAGATCATCGCCAAGATGATCACGATGGCGATCTTGAACAGCATTGTCAGTTTGTTGCCTGGCGGAGCTGCCCCATCAACCAAAACAAACTCCATTCAAAGCGGCAAAGATTTTGGCTTGAAGGGGAACATCATTTCGATGGGTGGCCCTGATTTTGCCGCTAAAGGTGCTTATTTCGCGGGAGGCGTCGCCAAGTTCGCCATGGGCGGCATCGTCGATAGGCCGACCCTGTTCCAATACGCCCAAGGCGGCACCGGTCGCTTCGGCTTGATGGGCGAGGCTGGACCTGAAGCAATCATTCCCCTCAAGCGTGGTTCTGATGGCAAGCTCGGTGTTGCTGGCGGCGGTGGCGTCAACGTTGGCGAGATCAACATCACGGTGGAAAATACGGGTGAGCAACTGAGCCCCGTTGCGCAGAAGCAAATCGCTAATCAGGTGCAGGGAATTGTGATGGCTAATCTGGTTAACGAGCGCCGCAGTGGAGGCATCCTGCGATGACCGCATACATCAACTTGAACAATGCGGAGATTGCGCTCGACACGACCGTCAAGCGCATCACTCGTAGCCAGCGGATGCAGTTTGGTGATGGCTATTCCCAGCTTCTTACCGACGGTCTAAATAATCAGCTTGAGCGGTGGTCTTGCACCACTGGTCCGCTGTTTGAAGACGAGGCTTACGGCATTGAATCCTATCTGCTAAGGCAGCGCGGTAGGTCTTTTGCTTGGCTTGCGCCCAACTCAACCAAGACGTTTACGGCCCAGTTCGAGAGCGGAACGCTTGACCTCGGCTATGACAACCTTGATTCCTTGTCAATTGCAGGCCAATCCCGGCCTACGAATTACACTGCCAACCTGGCTACTGGCATCTGCACGTCGGTGGACATCGCAAACCTGACCGACGTTACCGTCACCCTTACCCTCAACGCTCGTAACTACATCATTGAGGACGGCTGGCAGTTCTCCTTCATCAGCAACAAGTATTTCGAGCTTTCTTTTGATCTCCAGCAGGTGTATGTATGACGCAAACTCCTCCTGTTGCCCAGACATTTAAGACTGAGCTGCCAGAGGTCATCGATCTCTTCACGCTTGATATTTCCACGCTTCTACCTACCGGCTCGACTGATCAGTCGATTTATCGGTTTTGCAACTGGTCGCAGTCCAGTGGCTCTGACATCACCTACAAGAGCAATACCTACACGGCAGTGCCTCTAGAGGCCAATGGCTTTGAGCTGAATACCAGCGGCAAGCTGGAGCGACCCAGCATTACCTTCGCGAATGTTGGCCTTGCGATTACAGCTCTCACCAACACTTACAGCGACTTGGTTGGTGCGAAGGTCAGCCGCATCCGCACCCTGACCACTTATTTGGACGGCACCCCTGGTGCTGACCCGAATGCTTTTTGGGGGCCTGATGAGTGGCTGGTTGACCAGAAGGCCAACGAAACAAAGTTGCAAGTGACGTTCCAGCTTGCAGTGCCATTCGACCTTGAGGGTCGCAGCCTTCCAGGCCGGCGCTTGCTTCGTGAGCAGTGCCAGTGGATTTACCGCAGTGACATTGGCTGCCACTACAGCGGGACTGATTACTACGACGCCAATGACAACACGGTGTCGACGGAGGCCGAGGACAAATGCGGCAAGCGCTTGAGTAGTTGCCAGCTTCGTTTTGGTGATGGCAGCCGCCTGCCATTTGGTGGCTTCCCCGGCCTCGTCGACTCTCAGGGCTAATGCTTTCAACTTGGGCTAATCCGCTTAGCTCAGCTCAACAGCTGGCGATGCGAAATTATGCAGAAGCTGCATTTCCCAAGGAATCTTGCGGTTTTATTCTTGGTGATGGCTCAGTTGTTGAGTGCCAGAACACGAGCAGGATTGCCGATCAGTTCACGATCAGCCCTGAGGAGACTGCGCAGTACTTTGATCATGCGACGGCTTGCTGGCACAGCCATGCCAACTACAACGCTCTAAGCCCAGCAGACATCAAGGCGTGCAAGGCGCTTGACCTGCCTTACGCCGTTTGGAACTGCGGCGGCAGTCAGTGTTTCTGGCTCGACCCCAAGCAGACAGCTGGCCTGATGGGCCGTCCTTGGAACTATGGCGTCTACGACTGCTATTCCGCTGTCCGCGATTGGTACTACCAAGAGGTTGGCGTTCAGATGGCTGACTATCCCCGCCATGTGGAGGGCGAGTGGTCAGCGCCGCATTTCACGCACTTTGAGGACAACTTTGCAGCCGAGGGTTTTCTCAAACTTCCGCCGGGCTCTGATCTAGTACGTGGCGACGTAATTCTCTTCAGGATCCGCAACCAGCACACCTGCAACCATGTTGCGGTAGTTGAAGATCCGGCCTCCAATTTGCTGTACCAGCATTTGGTGGGAAGATTGTCTGGGACTACGTCCTACAGCGGATATTTTCGCGAGAATACCTGCATGGTCGTAAGGAGGGCAGGCTGATGGTCACGATCAGGTTGTTAGGTGAAGCAGGTCGTCGTTTTGGGCGACGCTTTCAATTAGCAGTTAAGACTCCCGCCGAAGCAGTGCGTGCTTTGTGCGTGCAGATTCCTGCCCTACGTCAGTACATCGTTGAGTCGGGCGAGAACGGGATCATGTGGCGCGTGGTCACTGATCACGCCGAGGGCTTGGACGAAGAGCAGCTGATGTGGCCCCTAAGTAAGCGCCTTGTGCTTGCCCCAATCCCGGCTGGTCGTGGTGGCGTTGGCCAGATCTTAGTCGGCGTTGCATTGGTCATTGCCTCTGTTGCGATCGTTTTCGGCACGGCTGGTGGCGGTGTCCCATTCGCCATAGCCGGCTTGGGAATGATCTTCAGTGGCGTCGCTGATCTGCTGACGCCAACGCCAAAGATGCCCAACATTTCGCCGCAGTCACCGGGCGGCGGAATTACTAGTGGCCGCAGTCGAGAAGAGCAAAGAAACTCGTTTACTTTCGACAAATCAAACGCCAATACACAGCAAGGCGAAGTGGTTCCTGTGCTCTACGGTGAGCGCATTATTGGGTCGCTGCCTGTCCTCAGCTTCGGCCTCGAACTTCAGAACAGCCTCTGATGGAAGACTTTCAAAAGTTCCCTGAAGTCAGCGGCGCTGGTGGCGGTGGCGGCGGAGGGGGTGGCGGACAAACGGTCGTCCAGCAGACCGTCAACGTTGTCGCCCCAACCCGTCAACCAACAGAAGCAGCAAACAACCTGTTTTCGGTTGCGTTTGCCAAGACCGTTTACGCCTTGTGCGAAGGGGAAATTGAAGGCTTTCCCAACAGCATCACCAAGGACACGTTTCTGGATACGACTCCTATCCAGAACGCAGACGACACCTATAACTTCACCGGCTACACAATCGACCACAGGACTGGAACAGACGAAACCCAGACTCCGATCACTGGCTTTAGCACTGTTGAGAATGTTGTAGGCGTCAATGTTGCAGTCACCACTGCCACTGGTGCGATCACGCGGACGATCAGCGATACCGACACCGAGCGTGCCAGGGTCATCATCAATCATCCTGCACTGCAGTCAACCAATCAAAGCAACGGTGACATCACTGGCACCAGCGTCACCTACAAGATCGAAGTTTCATCTAACAGTGGCCCGTACTCGACTGTCAGCACTCCAACTGTTAGCGGTAAGTCCAGCAGTCAATTCCAGCGCGCTTATGAGTTTGACCTGACTGGTACTGGTCCGTGGTCTATTCGTGTCAGCAGGGTTACGCCTGATAGCGGCAGTGCATATCTTCAGAACTCAATTACTTGGCAGAGTCTTGTCGCAATCATTGACGAGAAATTTGCCTACCCCAACACAGGTCTGCTTGCGCTGAAGGTTGACGCAAGACAGTTCAACACTATCCCTGATGTTTCTGTCAGGCTGCGCGGCAAGCGGGTCCAGGTTCCCACCAACTACAACGCCGAAACCCGTGTCTACACAGGCATCTGGGACGGCACGTTCCAAATGGCTTGGACGGATAATCCAGCCTGGATCTTCCGTGACATCGTCGTAAATGACAGATTTGGCGTCGCTCGTTATGTACCAGGCGTCTCAATTGACCCTTGGTATTTATACACTATCTCCCAATATTGTGATGAATTAGTACCTGATGGCAACGGAGGCACCGAGCCTCGGTTTACCTGCAATGTCTTTCTTCAAAACGCAGGGAGCGTGTACGAGGTCCTCAATGGCCTTGCCTCGTGTTTCCGTGGTCTGATCTATTACAGCGAGGGTAAACTTTTCCTTACGCAGGATCGCGAGCAGGTCCCCGTTCAGCAGTTTAGTGAAGCAAACGTTATTCAGGAGACCGACGCGAATGGTCGCGTCACCTCTCCCTGCTTCACCTACAGCGGCACGGCTCGCAGCGCTCGCAAGTCTGTCGTCTTAGCCAACTGGGACGATCCAAATCAGGCTTATTCGAGCGTTACTGAGTACCAGCAAGACGACACGCTGCTGGAGACTTTTGGGTACAACCCGATTGACTTGCGCCTGCTTGGCGTCACTTCTCGCGGTCAGGCGCTGCGGGCAGCAAAGCACACGCTGTTCTCTAACCGCTACCTGACCGAAAAAGTCAGCTTCCGCATTGCGGCTGAAGGCTTGGCAGCTGGTGTTGGCGAGATTATTCAGATTGCCGACCCAATGAAGCAGGGTCAGCGTCTTGGGGGTCGGATCAAGGAAATCAGCGGCAACAACATCAAGCTTGACGCTGTTCTAAACCTGAATGACGCGATTGATTACACGCTGACGCTGGTGGTGCCTGACGGCGAGACCGTTACCAACCCTGACAACACGATCACCAAACGCCCCAAGCTCAGCGTTCACAATCTGATCAGCGCTACGCAGGAGTTCAGCAATCCAGAGCTGCGCGACCTTGCGGTTCAAAACGCCACTGACATCCTTGTCACGCAAGACGGTGACGTGCTTGAAGGCAACACCGTCATCGATTCGCTTGGAACGACCACCGCTGTTGTCGATGGCAACGTCGATACCCAAGTGAATGCGCTTTGGGTTCTTGAGTGGTCTGACCTACAAGCTGCGCTCTACAAGATCATTGCCATTAGCGAAGTGGAACCGCTGGTGTTCCAAGTTGAGGCGGTCCAGTACAACGCCAGCAAGTTTGATTACGTCGACAACGACCTGCCGATCGCGATTCCTAAGGACCGGTTCAAGCTTGAGGCTGCTCAAGCACCGACTGGGTTGGCCGCCAAGCTTGTCTTTGACAATGGCCGCACTCAGATTCGCGCTGATTGGGTGGCGCCACAGCGCAACAACGCAGACGATCTCCTAATTCGCGGATACCGCTACCAGTGGCGTAAGTCCGACGCCGTGCAATGGAGCGAGA